TTATTCTACTCTTTCGTGTGCTTAGTTTCTTCTTGTTTTATATGATCAACTAACATATTAATATAAACGTCTTTTTCCCAGGGTATCAAATGGTCTATCTCATCTAGTGAATACTTATGATGTTGCATTAGACTAAAATTGGTTTGATAATAATTAGCTAATGAATTATGAGATAGACAAATTATAAAAAACTTTGCAGACCCTCCACTGTTAAATTATTATTTTCATTACATTTCACACAATTAAATTTTACTTCATGAGTTAATTTTGGAATTGATTCAATGTAAGTTCGTATTTTACTAAATTGATCTTGAGTCATAGATTCAATAAAATCTTGAAATTCTTTTTTATCAATATCTTTTACAACAATTCTTTCATCATTAGTTAAAACGGCTACAACTGATTCTTTAATTAAAGCAAATACTTGATTTGTAGGCGATGTTTCAGTGGCAGCATCACTATTTGAAATTTGTTTAAATGTAGGATGCGTCATTTCTAATGAAATATCATCTGCTATTTCTACTGTGTTATTTGTTATTTTTACTTCCATTGTTATGTCTTCTAGATTAACAGACACTTCATTTTCAGCCTCGCACGAACTGCACTTCAATACAAGATTTGAAGTTTCTCCTACTGATTTAGATCGTATTTTTAAAAACAAATACTCAATATCATATGATGTTAATTTATTACTATCAATTTCACCGTATAAGCATGATACAACAGTATCTAATATTGAAGTTGCTATTTGTACTGGATCTTGTGATTCTAATCCAATAAGTAATATTTTTTCTTCTCTAACAAGAAACGGTCTAAAATCTATTTCTTGATTTGTTGAAGGTATTATTGTTTTATATTTTGGTACATTATTAAGTTTTGGTAAACTCATTCATTTCACTCCTTAAAGTATATCTAATCCACCAAGTGGTGTATCTATATCCATATTTATGAATCCTTGTCCACTTTGTGATTTAACCCAATTTGTATATGCAAATGATACATTTAATTGCACTAATCCATCGAGTTCGTTATTTAATTCTATTGCGCTGGTTGATACAGGAAAGGCTTCTAGTAAATCTACTGAATATACTGAACCTCCTCCAATACCTGCATTAAATCTTATTGGCCCTATTTGTTTGCTAAATCCTGCTAACGGTTGTCTTAATTGGTGTATACTAATAGTTCTAGCATATTCACTTTTATAGCTTGTTGTAAATGCATTGGCACCTTGCTCTGGTATTATTGTATTGCGCCAAGCGTCAAAGTATTCTTTAACTCCGTAGTCGTTCATTAAATAAAATGTCATAGATACGTCATCAACAGCATAGCCATAAGCTACTTTTTGAAACTCCATACCTATTCTTCTATCGTTTGTTAATGTTGTTTTAGCTGGTAATGTTGCATTTGAGCATAATATATTTAATTCTCGACCTGATGCGCCACCACCGCCTAAATTTAAAAACCCCAATATTCCACCTAAAAGACCACCACCTCCACCAAAATTAGTCGGCATTGTAACTAAAAATCTATTAGGTCTTGCAAAACCTAATTTAGTATTTGCAAGTGCTTTTATTTCATCTATACTATTGGCCATTTGCTATCTTTCTTGAATCTGAGTATACTCTACCAGCTGAAGTTTTTTTCCAGCTTGCGGTTGGCATAAAAGTTACTATTTCCCATTCTGGCGCTGGCACCTGAGCAAATCTAGATTTAACATGATCCAATAAGTAATGTTTAAAACATGGCTGAAAGTATCTAAATTTAGCAGCACCTTTAAGTAATCTGTATGTTAAAGTAAAACGAGTTGATTCGTCATACTTTTTATTATTAACAACATCAAGTAAACTATCTAAAAACTTTGCTCGTAAAACAGGAGGAATATAATGCAGATTTAAACCTCTAAATCCACCTTCTGCTTTTTCAACTGGTATTACTAATGGAAATGTATCGTAATATGGAAGTTTGTCTTTTAATTTAGGATCATAGAAAAACATAAGCATACTACCAAGTAATGGTGTACTTACTTTGTTTATTCCATCTTCTCTCATCAAAGACTGACGGTTAACTCTCGTTAATCTTTGTACACGTTTACGAAACCAATCACGCGATTCTTGCGTACGAGGTGTGATACCTTTTCGAAAAGCTTCGAGTTCTAGTTTTTGAAATAAGTTACTCATGAATCTATTTATATCTTTTTCTTACGCTTTTTTCGAAATGGTTTCATTGGAGTATACTTCTTAAGTTTTCCAGGAACTGGCTTATACAATAGTTTCATTTCTTGTAATGTTTTTTCAGTCCATACATGAAACTCCCAACCACGATCTTGTGCATATTCATTTGCAGCTTCCCACTTATTCATATTTTTTACATAAGTAAGACCTTCGGCAATATATCTTTTAGTTTTTTTTGCACTTACTGGTGGAACAGTTTCTTTTTCTGGTTTTATTTCAACTAAGATCGTTTTTTCTTCAAACACTATTTTTAAATCAACATAGTATTTGTGATACTTTTTATCAACGTCATAGTAATATGGAATGATAACTTCTTCTGAACTCCATCCTTTTACTTTATCGTTACTATCGCACCAATTAAATGCAGCTTTCTCCCATAACGATCTGTATACAACCGAAGATGAATCTCCTTTGTATTTTGATTTATTTTTGACTTGATATCTTCCTGAATATCCCATGAAATCCGTTATAAATATAAAAATAAGATCTTAATAATATCTATAAGGATTAAATATGGAAATATTCGATAAAGTAGGACCACTTGGTGAAAAAATAAAAAGCACTGGATTAAAAAATCCTATTAGTAGTATGTCTAATATTGAAGCTGATCTTGATGATTTTGCTCAAGCTGGGCAAAATTTACTTGGTTCTTTATTTAGCGCTTTTGGCGGTGGAGGTTCAAAATTAGAATATCCTCTTGACGTTGGTGGTAATCCAGCTTATGCATCTACTGTTACATTTACTACTATGGAATATAAATCTCCATTTGCAGGTATTACAGATAAATTACATGCAAAGCAACAAGACGATAATTTAAAACAAGCTAGGCTTAAAAGCGCAGATGACGCACGTAATCAAGCTGCTGGATTAGGTAAAGTGGATGATTTCGGAGGAATGAATACAGGATTTCAGCAAGCAAACGACGCTAATGCCGCATTTTTAGGCGCAACAAATCAACCAATAACGTTTAGTGATGACGGAGCTGCAGCTAATAGAATTTCTGGTGGTGATGATGCGGCTGCATTAAATTTTATGGCTAGAAAAGACACTGCAACTGAAGCAGCTGCTGTTAAAGGTGAAAGCAAATCTGCAAATTCTGGAGCTGTATTTTTTCCTAAAAAAGGCGCACCAGCAATAACATTATATTTTCCGCCAAGTATGGCTTTTCTAGACGGTGTTGGTTATGAAAATGCATCTTTAGGGCAAGCAGGAGCTTCAGTAATGGCTGGACTCGAAGGAGGAATGAGTGGCATGGAAGCAGCAATGGGTGCATTGAAAGAAGAAGGTAAAGCTTTACTTGATACAATTACTGGAAAAGAAAAAACAACACCAGCTGCTATAAACGCAATGAAGCAATCAATCGCAAAAGTTAACTCTAGATTTAATCCAGTACCAAGTCTAAGAAATGCTGTAGCTTTAGTAAATAGATTTACAGTAAATCCTAATGTAAGAGCTGTGTTTCAAGGAGTAAACATACGTGAATTTTCTTTTCAATTTAAATTAATACCTACATCGCCTGAAGAAGCAGATGTCATACAAAAAATAATAAAACATTTTAGAACAGAATTATATCCTGAAGGGTTTCCAGTAAGTTTTGGCACATCAAGTGTTGATTTAGGTTATCATTTTCCAAATGCATTTAAGATTGCATTTAAGTTTAATGGAAGAATTAATAAAAAGTTTCCTAAAATTAAAGAGTGTTATTTAAGAACTTTTTCAGCAACCACTAATTCTACTGGAGGAGGACTACGTAAAGATGGCCAGCCGAACGAAATAGATATTACGATGGCCTTTGTAGAACATAAAACACTCACATCAGCGGATATAAAGAAAGGATTCTAATGTTATATTTTAATGAATTTGATAATATAAATTATAATTTTGGAAACGAAACCGATAAAGTTGTATTTCAAAATATATCTCTATACGGTGATGTTATTGATCAAGTTAAAGATAATGTTACATTTGCTAATGGCCATACTATACAAGAAGGTTTTAGACCAGATCAAGTTTCAATTCAATTATATGATACGCCACTTCATTATTGGACTTTTTACTTACTTAATGATAATTTAAGAGAACAAGGTTGGCCTTTAAACAACCATGAGCTTACAAATTATATACGTAAATCTTTTCCTAATACTACAATAACTACTAGAGATAGTGATTTAGCTAATAAATTTAAAATTGGTCAAACTATAACTGGTAACACTTCTGGTAAATCAGGAAAAATTATTAGAAGAAATATAAACTTAGGGCAAATATTCATAGAAGGTGATATTACTTTTACAACTTCAGGAGAAAACTATATATCTATTAATTCAGAAGGAACTGAAGAAAATTTAGTTTCTGTTTCAAGTGAAAAAGAATATTTATCAGAAAGTCATTATATAAATGGTGATGGAGAAATAGTTGATATAGATCCAACAGTTGGTCCAGGCGCGCTTTTAACTGGTCAAACATTCGAAGAAATATATTTTAATGTAAATTCAAATTTAAGACAAATAAAAGTAATTAAACCAGAATTAATTAATAGTATTGTTTCAAGTTTTAAAAAATCGATAAGAGGCTAAATGGAAAACAGTATTGAATCAGGTACCGATTATCTTATAAAACAAGCAGTAATCAGTTCAACTAGAACTGACACTGAAATTGAAATAACGGCTGCTGTAGCAGAAATGATTATATATGAGCATATAGAAAAGCCATATTTAACAATGAGACTTTCATTTAAAGAAGAACAAAATCTGTTGCAACAGATTGATTTCCAAGGTGGAGAAAAATTAACAATTACAATACAGCAGTTAGAAGAAACTATAACTGGTCATGATATTACAAAAGAGTTTCTAGTAGATGAAATTGAAAAAGTAGTACGTGTTGACGAAAGAACTGAAATTGCTTTTTTACATTGTATTGAATTTCATGTATTTGAATCTTCAGCACAAAATGTTAATAAATCATATAACGGATCACCTTCAGAAATGATTAAAAAAGTTATTGAAAATCATATAACAAAAGAAGTTATGGTTGATGGCAGTGACGACATACAAAATATGAAAGTTATAATTCCTAATTTGCATCCTATAGAAGCAGCATTGTGGTTAACACAACGAGCAAGTACAAAAGAAGGTCTTCCTTTTTATTTGTTTTCTACATTAGGCACTGACAATTTAGTATTAAAAGACTTAGAAAAAATGTTAACTCAACAAGCTATAAACACTGAAACGCCATATACTTATGCACCAAGTGCATCCACTAGTAACAAAATAAAACATTATTTAATAGAAGAATATGAATACAGTAAAACAGAAAATTTACTTAAAATAATGAGAAACGGTAACGTTGGAGCTAAATACGTTTTTTACGACACATTTAGAGGCGTTCCTAGTGAGATCTCTTATGACGTCGATAAAGTATTTCAAGGTCTTATTACAAAAGAATTGTTAGGCGGAGAAAATTCAAGATATAATCATTCACCTGAATTTAAAGTTAAAGATAAAAAAATTGGAAGTTATGACTCAAAAGTATTTTCTCAAATATCGTCATCTGGCGCATATGAGACAGTTGGGACTAATTTTCAAAGTTATAATGATGAACCTACAGGCGGAGGTCAAACAAAAACCATAAATAGAAATTCATTAAAAGAATTTATTACTAAATCACCTATAACAATTACTGTAAGAGGACGAGAATTTTTAACAGGTGATGCAAACTACACAATTGGTAAAACTATTCGTATTAGATTCTTAGATACAAATACAGTAATTGAAAATAAAGTAGCTAAACTTGATTTAAAAAAATCTGGAGATTATATAGTTATGAGTGCTAAGCACGTATTTAATGGCCAAAAAATAACTTCTGAGTTAATATGTGGAAGAGTTGCATCATTAGGTGTAGAGGCTGATATATAATGCAAGAATTTTACGGTGATAATGCAAGATGGTTTATAGGATTTGTTGTTAATAATATAGATCCTTTAAAATTAGATCGAGTTAAAGTAAGAATACAGGGATTACATTCTGCAGATGTTAATGACATACCTGATGACGATTTGCCATGGGCTCAAGTTAACATACCTGTAACTGAAGATGGCAGTTCAGGTCAAGGAAGTAATTCACAATTAAAAGTTAGAGCTCAAGTGTTCGGAATATTTTTAGATGGTCGAAATTCACAATTGCCATTAGTATTAGGATCTATTCCAAAAATAGAAACTAAAAGAAATACTGTACAAGAAG